AACAAATCTACCTGACTTACCGATATATCCTAAAGTTGCTTCGGAATACGTAGCGTTGTCGTTATCATCTGCTAACGGTGTCAAGTCAACACCTGCAGCGTTTCCCCCAAAGAATATTACCCTGCTTAATTCATAACCGCCACCTGAAGTAGCTACAGTTTGAAAAGCGCACATGTCTGCTGGTATATAATGTGTGGTGTCATTATCAAAAGCACTTGCTACAGTGCTACCTGTTTTATTATAATATTGTATTACGTACATATCTTTCTCCTATCGATAATGTGAATAAAAAAAGAGGGGAAGATTATTCCCTCCCCTCCTATATAACTTATGCTAATCCGTAGATAGCTCCTGAACCCAATGGGTTCTTACACTCTAGTGTACATTCTTCAACGAACATACCTACAGTTGAGTCACCTTTCTGACCAACTTCTACTTCCTGCATTGGACGTAGTGTAGCGATAGCCCACCACTGAGGATCGTAGATAAATGCAGCTTCGTTTGCAAGTGTGCCAAGACCCATGATGTAGTTTGGAACTACCATTAGATCTCCGAAGTCAGACATGTAAACGTCTACAGACTGTCGTAGTTTTCCGTCTGCATCCATATTTCTACGAACACCAGTGTCAGAAACCATTAGGTCTGAGAAGTCACGTCGTAACTTTGGTGACAACATTACACGAGAAGCATCACCACCTTCTTCGTAGATTGACTGCATTACTGCGTCAATGTCTGCTAAAGATAGAGATACGTCGGTTACAGATGAACCACCATGCTCAAGGTTTGAGCCAGCAGGAACTGTTGAACCTTCACCTTGATCTCCACCTGCTACAGCTGCAACACCATTTCTTTGAACAGTGGCTGCACCAGCAGATAGCCAAGAACGAAGTGTACCCATTGATCGGATATTTGTTCCTGTTACAGCAACATTAGCTGTACCAACAAGATCATTTTCAACGTCACGTCGCATTTCTGTTCCGCGCTTTTTAAGTTGATATGCATACTCGTCAGCAACGCCAGCTTGATCGATTGCTCTACGTGTACCAGATACAGTAATTGTTTTACCATTAATCTGACATACGTTGCTTAAACGTGTACGATGTCCACCAACAGTTGTGAAACCTGCAGGGAACTCATTAGATGAGGCTGAAGTTCCAGCGTCTGCATAGTCAACACCTTCTGCGATTCTTGAATCTGCAGGTGCTGCTAACGCATCTGTTTGCCATTCGTGACGAATTGCTGTTGCTTTTGCTTTACCAATAGATGCTAGGAATGGTGTTTCATCCCTTGTAATCATACTGATAAAATTAGATAGGTCTTCACGTTGTGAAACCATTGCGTCGCTTGTACCTGACGCTACGTCTGCACCACCGCGACCAGTTGCTACGGCTCTTGAGCCGATTGTCTTTGCCATGATATACTCCTAGGGTATCTACCCTATATTATAAATTTAGAGAATTAGAAGCAAGTTGTTTTAAGAAAGCGTCTTGATCAGCTTTACTAGATCCTTTAGCGAATGCTTTAGATCTAATTGTATTAGCTTTATCAGTAGCTTTCTTTTGGGGTGACTTAGGTTTCTTAGTAGGAAGTGCTTTCTTTGTAGGTGTAACTTTTCTTTTAGCTGCGCCCTTAGAAGTACTTTCTTTTAGTCTCCTGAAATCATCAACGAATTTAACAATAGCTGGATCAGTGATTGTATCTAGTGCAATAGGATCTATCCCTTCACTAATAGCAAACTCTCTAATCTTAGTAGCTACATCATCATTAAAGTCTGGTATAAGAGTTGGGATTGTATCCTGAAAATGTTTTACAGATTTCTCCCAATTTTCAGTAGCAAGTTTTTCTCTTTGCTCCTCAACAGATTTTACCATTCCTTCACGTTGACTTCGAGTTTTCCAATATTCTTTTTGAATTTGTTCTCGTTTATCTTTAAGTTCGTTAATCTCGTAAGTATCACCACTATCTCTAGCTTTTTCAATTTTAGCTTCGATATCATGATAATCTTTTGCAAGCCCTTGTTCATTCTGACTAATAATTGCAGCAGCACCAGATGCAACTTTTTCCAGTTCATCTGTTTTATCTTTAACTAATTTGTCAAAATCTTTTCTCGCTTCTCCGAGTTCACGACCCTTCTTAGAAAGACTTTGTTCGGTTGTGTAACCTTTTAATAGATCACCAAAAGATATTTCAGATTCCTCACCGTCAATTTTGACAGAAACCTTTGCATCTAAATCAAGATCATCAGCAGTGTAAACATCAGTCTCTTGGGTAGCGACTTCTTCAGTGGCATCCTCATCTTCTGTTACATCTTCTTCTGACTCAACTTCCTCACCTTCAGCTTCACTAACGGCTTCTTCAGTGTCTTGGTCTTCTTGTTCTTCTGATTCCACCGGGCCATCTTCGACAATCTCCTCATCGGGTAGCGGTACAAGTCCAGCTTGTTGTGCAAGCTCAGACCCTCTCATTACAGCATCCAGAAGTTGTTCTTCAGATTGACCATCAACTTGAACGTCATCCGCGTTGGGTAGAGATTCTTCGTTGTCCATTTATTAACCCTCCTTCTTTTTTGGGGTAGGTTTAATTTTAACTGCCTTATCTTTATAGATAGGTAGTATTTTGTATAAAGCTAAAATTTGATCAGAGTTCATCTTCATTTTTCCAGAAGATCTCATTGAGTCATGCTCAAGAGTATTTATTATATCTTCACAATTTTCAACTAAAATATTGTAATCTATTGTCCTCGACATTTAGTCCTCCATGTCTTTTATGTAAGGTATATTTTTACCTAATGTTTCTACTGCAATTAATCTTGCCTTAACATCTCCAAGTGCTAATGCACTGTTATATATAAACTCACGATGTTTAAATTCGTGAGGAGCAGTCTTTAACCACTCAACAAAATAGTCTGCTAGTAAATCTCCGTATGCTCTATCGAAGAAGTATTCCCTTTCACGCGAAGAGAACTCTGCATTTTCCAGAGCTTCTTGCGCTATTATATCGGGGTGTACTTTATCGCCCAGCTTCTTCTCAGCTGCTCTACGATATTTTTCCATATTATTAAGTTACTAGTGTTAAGTAAACAATTTCTCCAGACTGCGCTGCAGTGCCATGAGGTGTTGATAATACTGTAAGTGTTGTAGCACCATTGTTTAAACCTGTAATTAATTTAAAACTTTTAGCATCACAGTATTGATCTGTTAAAACAACTGATCCTGCTGTAGATACTTTAAATGTTATTGGTGCATCACTATCATTTGCGACTATTACTTTACCACCGCCAGATCCACCAGCTGTTGTAATTGTTCCTGATTGTGTACCGCCTACACCTGCGGCTGTTAATGTTACTGTTGCCATTATGTAGCTCCTGTTTGTTGTTGTTGTGCTGGCTGTGGTTGTTGATCTTCACCAACTTCACCTATTAATTGTTTAGCCATCATAAGTATTGTAGCGTAATCAGGTCGTGGTGATAACTCTACACCTTCTTTTTCTGCTTTAATTTTTAGTTCACTCCATTCTTGGAAGTGTCTATCAATAGATACTGCAAGTTGTTTTGCATTATCATCCATTGTATTCTTAGTTTGAGCCATAGTAAACTTAACATTAGCTTGGTTTTGCATTGCTTCTGTCTGAGCTTTCTGATCCTCTAACTGAGATTTTTGTTGTGATTGTTGAGTTTGTTGTTGTAAAGCTTGTGCAGCTTTTTGTTTAAACTCAGGTGTTGTATAATCTTCTAAGAAATCATTTGAGTCAATACCTAATGATTCAATAACTTTAGTTGCAAGTACAGCAGGTGCTTCTGGTTTTATAACCATACCTTGACCTTGACTGTTTAATGCTGGTAAAATCTCACTGCCAATCTTACTATACTTAGTAAGTAAGTTTGCATTTGAGTTTTCACCTAAGTCTAAAAATATTTCACAATCCATTTCCATAGGTAAATCTTTTGGGTTTATAGAAAAGAATATGCCACTAGACATCATACTAATGTTACGATTAACACGATCTTGCATAGTTGAGTATACACCTTGTACTAATCTTTTTAAACCAGTTTCAGCAAATCTTCTAGCAATATGTTGTATACGTTTCTGGGATGCTGATTGAACAGCTGCCACTTTAGCTTCGGAATTCCCAGAGACATACAATGTATCATTTAAACCTTGAGCCGCTTTACTCATACCAGTAGCTTGTTCTTTTATTGTTTGTAAATGTTGCAACAAAGGAACAGTACCAGTAGATATAACTTCTGGAGGTAGTGTAGATACTGCACCATTAGGGTTACCGTTTGTAGGTATGATCTGTTTAGGTCGCATATTCTGCAACGCTGAAAAGTCAACTACATTAGGATCAGCTAACTTAGGTGAGTAATTAGTTAAGTAAGTATTTTCTACAAAGCCACGAAGTATAGCTGTTGATGCAAGGGTAGAGCTTCTTGTAAAGTCAGCCATTGATAAACCATAAAATTCATGTGGTATATCAATAGGAGTGATAGATGCTAGTGGTATCATATCACAATCTTCTTCTAAAAGAATATGATCTCCTGCAGTCATAATACGTTTTAATTCTGCAATACCATCACCATCTCTATCTACACTCATCCAACATTCTGTAACTGTAACCATTCGATTAGCTTCTAAAGGATATGTATCTCCAGATCTAGAACCTTTCCAATACTCTTGACCTGTTACTTGTTTACGAGCTGAAACTTCTTCAGCGTATCCAGTAGCTCCTAACCAACTTTCATAATCATCAAGTTCATCCCATTCTTCATCAGCTATATTAGAAGATACTTCAGGAAAATACTTTCGTATTTCTGATCTTGTCATTTCTGATTGTATACCAACAAAAGACGCATCTTCTATTGATGTAGCATCTCTTGATATTCTAAATGCTTCTGGTGGAATGTTATCTATTTTTACTCTAGACTTATCTATCTTACGTCGTATTCTAACGTTAACATAAACAAGTTGTGTATTAGGATCTTGACCACCTAAAGGGTCTGACATTCCAAACTTATTTTCAAACTCTAGATCACCAACCACTTCTACATTTTCATCTGATAATAATATATCAAGTCTGTCTTGATCTATCTCTTCATATTCTTCTATTTTATATTTATAGTCTTCTATATAGTCCCATCTAATAACACCATTCTTCCAAAGTAATGCAGATTTAAACCAAGTTTGTAAGATTTCCCATCCTTTATTTTGTTTAAATAAAGCATGATTAGTTATCATAGATGCATTTCTTGCTTGTTTATATGACATAGCATTATCATCTATTGGAATAAATCTTGCTAACTTTTGATTAGACAAAAACAAATCAGACAACACTGATGTGTATGCTTCTACCACTTCTGTAGTAGATGTGTCTACAATAGAAGATACGCCTTGAGGAGCTAAGTGTAGCTCTGGAACTCCTGCGTATTCATATGTAGATCGTTGTCTTTCTTTTTGTAAATCAGAAGAGTTTAACCAATCACCAGTTGTATCTTGAACACCTGACTCTATTAAGTTTAATAGCTGTTCGTCAGTTACTTTTTCTTTATACCCTGTACTATCCATTTATTGAACCTCTCGACCATGTTGGTGTTTTAGTTGGTTGCAAATCTTCTACAGAGTACTTACCTGCTTTTGGCATTTCACGTACTTCTTCTTTACTTTCTTCTTCAGACTCTAAAGACTCTTGTATATATCTTGACATAGTAACCTCCTAGGTTCTATCTATCTAACAGGCTACTAGCCCTATTCTGTGGTGGTCTATCCGCTAACTACCACCGGAGTCGTGAGGACATTGCGGAAACTTAATCTGAGAGTGGATTGTCTAAAGCTTCTTGTAATCTTTCAATTAGCTTTTCCTCTAGCTTCCTCATACTAGATTCTATTCTTGCTTCAGTTTCTCTCATTGTATTTCTTACATCCTTTTCAGCTTCTCTGTTTAAAGATTCAACTTCTCTAAGAGATGCAGTAGTATCCTTTTGTAATTCATTCATAGAAGCCAACATAGTTTCTAACGATGCGTCTATTAATAGTTTAGTTTCCCTAACACTATCTACAGACTTCTCAACCTTAGAATCTATTTTATCAATGTAGCCTTCCATTTTTAATATATCTTCACGTAGATCATCTTTTATATCTCGTGTATAATCAATTGCTTTATCTAACTTAGTTTGAACTAAAATGTTTTCAGACTGTATAGAATCTATATCTATGTTCTGTATAATTTCTTTCATGTCCATGTAGTCTTTGTAAAATTCAAAACCACCCCATAGTCCACCACCTAGTGCTGACACGATTGGTACAATAAGCATGAGCTTACCACCTTTTATGGTGGCTCCTCCAACTTCTATTTCTGTTGCCATAATGTCCTCCTAGTTTTCAAAGGATAAACTTCTTAGTTGGTTTATCTCTTGCTGTAGTTTCATAACTTCTAGTTCTTTCTTTTGAAGTTCAAGTTCGTATAAACGATTACAATCAATTCTATTCTTGGCCCGCTTTCCAAGCGGTATTGTTATCTTAGAGTATACTCCAATATCACCAACTCGTTGATGACCTGTAGTTCCTCCTTGGATAATACCAGTTACTCCAAACTCTATATTAGTTGCAGATCCTATTGCATTACTACAATCTAGTTCTCCTGCACGAAATTTATCTGCTTGAAAACTTGTAGTAGAATTAGGTATTGATAAACTTAAAGAGTTAGATGTTGAGTCTGCATAAGTTCTACTATAACTGCAACTGCAAACAAGAGTAACCAATAAAAGTATTAAGTATATCCTCATTTACTTGTCCTTTATTTTTGAGCAAACCCTCGACGTTATTAAAGAAATTTGATTAGTCTCTTTAAATAATTTTGATTGTGTACAAATGTATACTGCTTTATCTATATCACTAGATTTTATATATACATCAAATATTTTATATTTATTAAAGCCTATTTTTATTATCTTATCTGTAGAAGCAAAAGGGACAGGTTTAAAATCAAATGTAAATACTTCTATTTGATAATACTCTACCTCTTCTCTTCTATTAAACAGTTTCATTTTAGTAACTGATACACCATCTATATATGATGTTTTTAATTTAGGGTAAGCTGGTGTCATTTCATGAGCATAGCTTTGAAACACAGTACACAAAACAAAACAAAAAGATAATATTATTTTGCTATACATTCTGCTACTATAAGTGCTGTGTAATTACCTGCTGGTAAAGACTTAGTTGATCCATAGCTGGCTTCTGACTCTACAGTAAACCATGTAGATCCTGCTAATGTCATATTAAATTCTGTAACATTATTATAAGTAACTTTAGCAGCTTCATAAGCTGACATCCCTGCTACTCCTACTGCTCCTACTGCAGTGCTTCCTGTCCATGAGACTGCATCTGTCAATGCAGGACTAGATGAGAAGCTGTTTGGATGTGTAAACTTTGTTTTATAGTAATCAGCTTGTGCTATGTCAACGCGTATACTAGCTTTGACTCCACCATCTGCAGGTTTTGTAGTTAGTTTGTATGGAAGTGGATGTCCATATACACCTGATGTTTCTGTCCATATTGAACATTTAGGTTCTACTGTACCTGTAATAGGTGAGTCAACTGCCATTGCAGCAGTGGCTGGCATTAAGAACGCTAACGCTGTTATTGTTTTAATATCCATGTTATCTCCATTCATTCATATTGAGATCGAACCATTGTTCT